TATGACTATACTAGTTATAATAACGCATTATCTAATCCAAATATAGAACCTATATATAAAGGTAAATTAATAAAGGAAAATGGGCAATATAAAATACAATAATATTATCTAATTTTATAATATAAAACTAGATATGGTAAAAAAACATCTGAAAAAAGGTGGTAATTGGGCTGGACCATTCCCACGTATTGAAGATGGTGACAGTTATAGTAAAGACATAGAAACGTCTTTACTAAGAGGAAAAGATTTAGGTTCTATAAAATTTAATAATATGAATATAGTAACATGTGTATTAGAAGATTCTACATTTACGAATGTAACATTTAAAAAGGTTCAGTTTATAGAATCAAATTTTTTAAACGTATCTTTTTATTCATGTGAATACAATTTAGCAGAATTTAGAGATTGTAATATGATAAATGTAACTATTAACAGCTATAGACCTTATGGACAAGACTTTAAAACCCCTATAACATTTATAAATACTCTACTACATGATTGTAATTTTCCAAAAGAATATTTTAATGATTTTATGTTTGTAGGCTGTGAATTAAAAGATACTGATTTTAGCTCTGCGTCCTTAGAATATACTACTTTTGAAGATTGCGATTTTACAGGTGTAATTATGAATAATGAAACCAAAGTAGAAGGAATACGAATAATTAATCCAACAAATTTAAATTTATCTAGAATACCACAAACTGTAATGGATAAAATATATTCACAAAATCCGGATATTACTTCAGATGTATCACCTAGTTATAATCCAGATGATGATAATGATAGTGAGTTTTCTATGATAGAACATGATGATGAAGAGCATAATATAGATGACAACGCTATTAATGGTCAAGAACACAATATAGATGAGAATGCTATTAATTTTTTATTAGACCGTACAGAAGAAGAAATACAGCAACCATTACGTATAGAAGACCTTAATACAACCGACAATTCAGTTGATAACGAAATAGATAACACACAAGAAGAACCTTCAGAGTTAGACTTATTATTAAAAAGAAAAAAGATTAAATTGGAAGAATACAAAGGAGATGTTAGCTCAATTTTTAAAAAAGACGGCGACAAAATTATACATTCCGATGTTATTACTATGGAAGATATAGACTTATGTAATTATATAAACGAAAGTGATAATAATTTAATATTTATAGACAATAATAATATTACTTTAATTGAGAAATCAACGTTAAACGGTATGATAAATAATAAAGATACATTAGATAGATCTAAAATTGTTTTTCAATGCAAAAAAATAGATGGTGCATTTGTAGCTAAAAAAGAAAATATAGTAGGAGGTCCTCAGCTAAATTTGGATATAATCGCTATATTTGGTGTTATGGTTCCTCTGGAATATTTAGATTTTGTTATTAAAAATAAATATAACATTTATATTACAACACAATGTAAAAATAATACTCCCGTTCCTATAACTTCTTTAGATATGCGTTTATATAAAGGGGAAAGCGTAAGAGGTTCAACTGTTACTCATGAACTTGCTAGGATGATCAATGATTATGTAAAAAAAATTAAAGAAGTAGTATCTCTAATTGATAAAGAAACTCAGTTAAAGCGTATAGATGACTATATTTCAAAATTACGTAATGATTTCATACATGTTTTGCTAAAATATGATGAAACATTTAAAACATTAACTAAAGATATACCAATTAATCCTGCAACAGCTCTAGATAAATCTATAAAATATAATAGTACTATAAATGATAAGTTATCTCGTGAAGCAATAACCTTACAATCAAAAGCATTGCTTCCTTTGGATGGTAGAAATAAAGAAGCTACTAAAATAAAAAACCGTAGAAAACTAGCAAATGATATATTAAATGTAGTATATGAATATGCCCAACTAGCAAAATCAATGAAAGCTAATTTGGTAGGTGAAGAAGCAGCTGTAAGTGCGAATCACTGTCAAGCTGCGGTTGCTATAAAATCATGTGGTTTAAATTACATATCAAATGATGTATTATTAACAAAATGTAAAAATGGTGGTAAGGGAAAGAGATTAACTAGAAAATACAGTAAAGGCAAGAATTCAACTAGAAAAAACGGTAAGAGAAATAAATTAACTAGAAAGGCCGGTAACAGAAAACGAACAACTAAAAAGCATAAATAAACGACTAAAGTATTAATATTATAAAAATACAATAATATTAATAAAAATTACATATGCTTAAAATCTTTTACGGATAATATCAGCCTGAGAAAGAACATACCAATGATCTTCAACATAATCAACAGTAGTAAAGTAATCAATAAATTTAGCATTTACCATACCTTCACCATCTTTAAATTTAATAACTACAAAAGGGTTTGTATCATTACCATCATCATCTTTATATGACGCAGTAAAACTAGCACTTAATACTTCACGATTTTCAAGAGTACCGTGAGAATCAGTAGCAAGGGTAGTTCCTTCAGCATTAGTATAAATAGAAATTAAAGCTCTTTTGCCTCCTTTCATTATCGCAATAATCGCGTCATTTAAACCAGTATAGTTAGCACTATTTAATGGGGTAGCCATAATTATATATATATCAATTATATTTTTTCTAAATCTCTATACCTAATTATAAATTAAATTAGTTAAATTATACGTCATTAAATATGTTATACTAACTAAAATATAAAAACAAACGCATTATATTATTTATTATACTACGACTACTATGAATGAAGAAAATAATGTATTAACTATAAAAACAGTTCAAATTCAACCTATACGTAATATGATTACAGCTATAAAGGATATTTTAACAGATGCTACTATTACTTATACAAAGTCAGGAATGAAAATTATTAATTTTGATAAAACCCATACAATCTTAGTAAATGTCCTTTTAGATGCGAATAAATTTGAAAAGTATGAATGTAAGCCTGATAAAATTATTGTATGTGCGAATACATTACATTTGTTTAAGGTTATATCTACTATGTCAAATGATGATACCTTGTCAATGTATATAGATAATAGTGATTATAATGAAGGTATAGTATCTCATCTTGGATTACAATACGATAATGGTGATATAAAACAATGTTATAGTCAAAAATTAAGATTAATAGAACCTGATACAGATGAATTAAATGTTCCCGACGTAGAATATTCTACTATTATTAATTTACCTACATCTGATTTTCAAAAAATAATTCGTGATTTAAATAGTATTTCTGATAGAATAGAAATTAAGTCCGTTGGTTCCGATTTAATATTTTCATGTGAAGGTAATTTTGCTAGTTCGCGTATTTTCCGTTCAGAATCAGAAGGAAATATGAATTTTATGAGAAAATCAGATGAATCTACAATATATCAGGGTGAATTTTCATTAAAAAGTTTATCACACTTTATAAAATGCACACCTTTATGTAGTCATTTGGAAATGTACCTAGGTAATGATTTGCCATTAATTATAAAATATGATGTAGCTTCATTAGGTTCAATTAAATTATGCTTAGCAAATTTACCACCTCTTTAATTTATATAAACCTTCGGATATTTAAAATGGGACAGAATATAATAAAAAGATAAAAATATGTTTTATTATATTTAGTAAGTATATAAAAATATGAAGCATACACGTCGTATTAAAGGTGGTAACTCTCATAACAAAACACAACGTATGAATAAGGAAGCAGCTGCAGCAAAAAAAGCGGCAAAGGAAGCCGAAAAAGCAGCAAAAAAAGTAGCAAAGGAAGCCGAAAAAGCCGCAAAATTAGCAGCAAAGGAAGCCGAAAAAGCTGCAAAATTAGCAGCAAAGGAAACCGAAAAAGTAGCAAAATTAGCAGCTAAAGTAGAACAACGAAAGGCAGCAGAAAAAGCAAGAGAAGAAAGAAAGTATAATAGACTTGTCGCAATGGCGATGAAACAAGCAAAAAAGGAAGAGGAACGCGAAAACCGAATTCTAAGAGGTTTACCACTTAGAAAAAAACGCGCAAATGAAAAAAACACATATGATAGACTTGTTGAATTAGAGATGCAAAATGCTAGTCCATATTAGATTTTTTGATAAGTACCGAATATGTATTTTATTAAAAATATAAATTTTTATATTCAAGGGTATAAATAATAAATTATAAATATATTATTTATGAAAAATATTTTGATAACAGGAGGTGTAGGATTTATTGGTTCAAATATATGTGAAAGATTATTAAATGATGGTAATAATATAATTTGTGTTGATAATTTGTATACTAGTAATATACAAAATATTGAGCATTTATTAGAACATAGTAGATTTAAATTTATCAAACATGACATAATAGAACCTTTAAAAATTAATGAAAATATTGACCAAATATATAACTTTGCTTGTCCTGCTTCACCACCAAAATATCAATTAGATCCAATATATACATTAAAAGTAAATTTTATAGGTATAATAAATTTATTAGAATTAGCCAAAGAAAAAAACGCTACTATATTACAATCATCAACATCAGAAATCTATGGAGAACCAGAAATAACACCTCAAAATGAAAATTATAGAGGTAATGTAAATACTATAGGAATAAGAAGTTGTTATGATGAAGGAAAACGTATAGCAGAAACATTAATGATGGATTATCACAAAAAATATAATGTTGATATTCGTATAGTTCGTATATTTAACACTTATGGTCCTCGAATGGATAAAAATGATGGAAGGGTTGTATCAAATTTTATTAATCAAGCTTTAAATAATGAAAATATTACTTTATATGGCGAAGGTAACCAAACACGTAGCTTTTGTTATATAGATGATCAAATAGATGGATTAATTAAATTAATGAACTCTGATTATATTTATCCAGTAAATATAGGTAATCCACAAGAATTAACTGTAAAAGAATTAGCAAATATTATTGTAGAATTAACTGAATCTAAATCTCAAATAACATATGAACCTTTACCATTAGATGATCCTACAAATAGAAAACCTGATATAAATTTGGCGAAACAAATATTAAACTGGGAACCTGTTTATAATTTAAAAAGTGGTATAATAAAAACTATAGATTATTTTACAAATATATAAATAATTAATTATTTTTCTATTAATTAATTATTTACAAAAACTTTTTAAATGTTTCTGCTCTATCACTCCATTTACATTTTTCAATATATGATTGTTGATTAGTTAATAATTCTTGATTATAGTTACTATAATAATTATTAATAATATCTATAGTTTTTTCTATAAATGATTTACAATAATTTGTAGATACATCATCAATTTGAATAGGATTATCTATACATTGGTTTGTATTATATCTATCATGTAATACATCTATTAATGGATTAAATAAATTAGCAAACCCATTAGATGTTTCTGGTATTGCACCTAATTCTGATGAAATAACATTACATCTATGTGCCATTGCTTCTAATATAGATGTACAACAAGTTTCAGGATATGTATTTGGATAAAAAAATATCATAGCCTTTTTTACATGTTCAAATAATACTTTTTGAGGGACAGAACCATAAAAATCTATGTTAGGATCATCTATTAATAACTTATAAACACTTCCATAAGTTCTGTCTTCTGGTGTTTCGTTAATTTCATCTAGACTTTTAATTGGTAAATAACGCGTTTTATCATTCTTACTATTACGATTAAAACATGAAAATATTTTAAATTTGATATCAGGTATAATTTTCTTTATCTGTTGAAATAAATGGTAAGCTATTATTAATCCTCTATATGGAGTGCTATAATATATTAATGTCTTTTCTTTTGGTAAAATTTTTAAATCATCTATATTAATAAAATCAGATATACCATTTTGTAAAACAACACATTTACTATGTTGTAATTTAAAATGTTGTATATAACGATTTTTTTGCCAATTACTTACAAAAATATATTTATCAAAAGGAAAATGAATAACCTTATTAGTTATAAATTGAACGCTTATATCATGATGTAACCAATTCCATAGTTTCATATTAGGGTTTATATTCATAAAAAAATCCTTATTTAAAGGACATTGTCCTTGAAATACAATTATATCTGGTTTTAATTTATATATTATGTCTTCACTAAGTGGAACATATATAAAATCAGAATGAATCTGTATGGTTTCTTTAGATTTTGTCATTACTATTATATCATATTCATTTGCCAATTTTTTAGATAAACTGTATATAGCTGACTCTGTACCTCCTAATGAGCGAGTGTTAATTGTATTATAATTCCAATCACTATAATCTATAAATATTATTCGTTTTTTTGGTAATAATGTAGGTATTACTGTTTGTAATTTGATAATCATTTCATTATGAAAATTATATACATCTTCTATATTAATAGTATCTTTAATTATTTTATGATAAGGTTTAACTGATAATTCTGTTAAATCATACTTATTAACATCCATATTAAATTCTTTAAAGAGTTTTAATTTATTTTCATTATCTAGTTCATCATTTTTTGATTTAATATTATTACGATATTTTAAAGATACACTATTATCATTGATTCCATTATATAAATATGTGTATGCGTCAGATAGTAATGTAAATTTAATATCTCCTTTTTTTATTTCTTTATAAAATAATATTGTATACATAAAATCATCATATACATACATTCTTTCATCATATAGTTTTTCATATTTATCCAATATTTTTCTATTTGTACATAATAAACGGAAAGGAGTTATTAATAATTTATTATAATCAGGGTGTATATGATGAATGTTTTTACATTCAGATACTTTATAGGATATATTTAAATCGTATTGATGTGTATTATTATCTGTATATTCACTATCATGAATTTTATTAAAACTTGTACTAAAGCGGTTTATACTTGTATTTCCTACTAATGGTATTACATCTGATTTTTCCATATTTTTCACATTATTTATTCTTTCTAACGCAAATGGAAATAAAAAATCATCTCCATCTAACATTATTAAATTTTCATAACGATTATCTTTATAGAACACTTTTAATACTGAATTATGACCTTTACCTGGATAACCATTTGATTCAGTACGAATAATTTTTTTTAATTTTGGATAATGTGAATGTCCGAACTCAGTTAGAACTTCTTGATGGAAAATATCATTTAATGTATTTACTATAATAAATATATCATAATCATTAAAATTTTTTTGATTATTTACACTATTAAAGGATTCTTTCAATAACCTAATATTACTTGATACTAATATACAAACTAAATATTTTACCATATTATAATAAAATATTAATAATTATTTTTATATGAATTTACCATATATTGTTATTCATTCTTTTATAATATAATTCACAATTATGTTCAGATGGACTCCAACATGTCAATATACTTTCTTCATACCATTTCTTATTGTCACAATTTTCAAAGGTTAAAAATTTATTATTAGATAATTGAATATGTTTTCCAACATGGTGATATTTATACATAGGAAAAGCTGTAACAATATCTCTTTTATTTGTTATACGATAATGCTTTAGATTTTCTTTAGATTCGAATGATTGTTTCCAAGAATAATTACCAACACGCGGACTGGCATATGATACTACTACAATATTATTTTCTATTTCTCTTGATAATATATAACCAAATAATGTTGATAAAGCGCCTCCCAAACTATGACCAGTTACATATATGTTATAATCTGGATTTTCCTTTAAAATATCCTTTATATTTTTAATTAACTCTTCATGAACATTGTTTGTTGTTAATTGACGATAAAATCCACTATGAACACATACTTTATCATGTAATTTATGTTTCATAATTAATAAATCATAATACCAGTCAGATATGGATTCACTACCGCGAAATACTACTGTTATGCGCTTTTTTCCTTCTGATACAGCTATACCTACTTGTATATCAGTATCAGGATCAGTAATAAAATTGATTATTTTACCTGTAGGCACTTTATCTGCCATTTCTAATAATACTTTCTTTCTAGTATCATTTAATTTCATTTGTTCTAATTTACCAGTATCTTGTAAATTTGATACAAATTCTTCAATACATACATCTTTATCAATTGTAAATGTTTTTCCATAGTTATATATTAATAACGTAATTCTTAATAAATCTAACATGGTGCTATGTGATAAATCTTTATTTTCACATAATTCAGTAGTTTCAGTTATTTGTTCGCTAGGCGAATCAACAAAAATATCTACTTCTTCACTAGACATTATATACATTTATTAGAAATTTAATTAAATTTTTATTAATTTAAAATTTAATAATTTTACCTGACCTATTATATTTGTTTTTACTAGGTTATCAATAGACGTATATACTATTTCTATATTGTTATGTGATTTAAACCTAGAATATTCTTTACAAACTAAAGCACCTTGTTTTATTATTTGACGAAACTGTTTTTTATTGTATTTACTATTTAACGGTATGTTTGCTACAACGTGACCAGAAGAAGTATCTGATAAATGAAACCATATATCCTTATCATTACTAGAATCTATTAAATCAAAATTATCATTAGCATTTAATCCTATCTTGTAATCTATAGTTTCTTGTAAAGACTGAATATATCTTGGCACTATTTTCATACTTAATTATATTTTGTTTATTTTAACTATATATTAACAAAATATTCAATTTTTTAAAACTCTGGTTCATGTTTCTTAAATAAACACCCTAATTTTTGTAAATTTGGAATAGTTGTAATAATATCAGGATCTTGTAATGTTGATATATCTAACCAAATTTTTATAATACAAAAATTCTTTTTGGGAGAGACTGTAATACCATTTATATGGTTACTATGGTTTTCATTTTTACATAACGTCTCTCCACATAACAAATAAAATAATTTTTTCCATACATCAGCTACATGTTTATTAGCTATTTTATATGAGAAACACCCACCATTTCGGTTTTTAGTGTCTTCCCACATGGGTGTAATACCTTCCCGCATTACAAACAACATACAATTTTTTATTACATTATCATGTATTATATCATTCAACGCAATAACTTTTTCGGCCGTATCAATAGAATCCATAATAACCGAATAACTAGAAAGATCCCAGTTTTTATCTTGTGGTAAATGGTAAAACAATTGCCATTTACCATTTAAAGCATGTTGGTGGGATGGAGTACTCAATGTATCCATTATGTATAACCCTTACTATATAGTTATAATACATCTTTATATATATTTATTTATTCATTTCTTATAATCTCATAACTATCTTCCTTTAACAATATCATTTCTGGATATTTTAATGACAACATATTTATATTATTATCCATTATATTTATTTTATAATTTAAATCAAATACATGCGTTTCATATTGATATTCCAAATACCTTTTTATAAATAAGGCAGATAGTAATGTATTATTAACTAGATACGCTGATTTTGGTAAATCTATTACTATTTTTTCTTTCATATCTGGATGAATATATTCTATTGATAAGAACGAAATATTTGATTTCTTACAAGAACTATTTAAATTATTTATTACATTACCATTGTAACATGATTTATAAACATATTTGTCATTCTTCTTTAGTATAACCATACTTTCTAATATATTATCATCATCATTTGTAAAAGACCTACCTATATTAGCAAAATGTTGAATACAATTATTATAATAATCATTTTCGCTTATATCTGGTGATTCATGTGGTTTTATATGTTGATAATCTTCAAAATAAATATAATTTTTTCCATAAAAATATTCTTTATTATTCTTTAATAATACTGATATTGATATCCAATTATTTTCAAATGGCTCTATACGAACTTTATTAATTTGAGTTTTTATATAATTATATGTATAATTTGTAGAATCTACTATATTTTTTATAGATGATATATTTTTATATAAATAAGAATTTACATTATCTATTGAAGATTTTATATTAACATATAACAAAAAAACTTTTATAGATAATTCATTATAATCTACTTTCTCTAATTCTGTCTTAATATAATTCACAGAATTTATTATAAATGCTGTATCAAACATTATTAACATATCTAGTGTTTTATAAAAATTATGTAATCTATCCATATAATAACAATAATATTATAAGTTTTATATTGTTATTATATTAACTATTTCTTTATACATCGTTAAAATCTGCTATATAAGTTATATTACTCGAATCTCTAAACATAGCACCGGTTGATGAGTCTGATGATGATTGATTTTGTCTAATATTATCAGCATTTAAATAATCATCATCTTGTAACCTATTAGTATTATTGTTATATATGTATATTATTGCTATTATAATCATCATTGAACCAGCACTGGAACCTAATATTATTAATAATGTTTCCTGATCAATCATACCATATATTATATAGTAATAAAAATATTTTATATTATTTTTAGATATCTAATGATACTACATTTTTATTAGAAGAATTACGTTTTCTTGATTTTTTGGGCATTGTCGAATTTTGAATATCTTTTAAAGAAGATATAGATATTACTGAATCTTCATCATTCATTTGTTGAGATTGTTGTGGTGGTGTTTTTTCATGAATATTTACGGTTCGTGTTTTAAGTCCAGCTAAGATGTTATCAATATCACTTGATTGAGGACCTTTCATCTCCTGTCTTTGAGGTGGGTTTATACTTTTTGGAGGTTCGTTTATATTTTGATGATTATTCATATCTACACCTTGTTCTCTAAACATTGCTCCTCTACTAGCATTTATATCTGGTCTATTTGATGTATAATTCATACCAGGACGACTAGGTGGTTCTTGGTTTTGTGTTTTAACAGGAGCAGGTGGAGGAGGACCACGTGGCTTATTTTCTTGTTCCTGCATTATATTATTTGCCATAGCAAATCCCGGAGATTGTTGGCTCATACTATTTACAGTAGCATTTGTAAACATTTTCATTAATTCAGGACTTTGTTTAATTACATCATTGAATGCTGGAGTAGCAGATGAAAGTGCTTTATTAGAAAAATTTAAAACCGCCGCACTAAATCCTACACGTAATAATAAGGATATTTCCGGTGCTAATTTACCACCTTTATATTTATCATGTAGTTCAGCAAATATATCTTCATAACTATCAATATCCTCACTTACCTGTTCTCCCCAGCCGTCTAGGTTCAAATCAAAAGGATTAAACATATTATTAGCATATTCTAATGAATTTATAAATGTCATAAACCACCAACCCTGTAATTTAATACCATCTTTTTTACGCTTATCTTCCAATGCTGTTTCATATTCATCTTCTATTTCATCATAATCTGAATCTAATGTAAAATTTGAATTATGTTTTATCATACCCTTCTCATACCATTCTTCTAATTTTTTTAACATCGTTCGCTTTTTACGTCGTTTTTCACGTTCATTCATAGTAGATACTACTGGTATTTCATCGTTTATAGGCATTTCTGTCATTTTTGAAAAACCATCCCATGTTTTAGCATTACCTACACTATCGCGTGTTGCTTGACCCAAGTTAGAATCAGATATTTCTTCTGTGTTTATTTTTATAGGAGCTTCTTGCAATGGTTCGCCTAAACCAAATAAATTACTAGCTATTCCAGAAACTGTCTTTGTGTTTTCATTATTAATATTAATAGATGATGAATTATTTGTATTAGATATTTCAGATAATTCATTTTCTAAATTATCCAATTCACCTAAATTTAAATCATCACTTGATGGTGGAACTTTCTTTTCATTCATTAATAATTCAATCCCTGAACCTAACTTAGATTCACCTGTTCTAGATACTTGAGTACTAGGTAATTCATCTATTTCATTTAATGCGCCTAAATCAATAACTTCCATACTATTATGATAATTATACAATATTTATTTTTAAATCATCCGCAAATATAATATTATTATTATGTTTTAAATACCAAATTCCTTGTAAAAATGAATCAGCCAAATCATCTTTTTTTTTAGTATTTAATATATCTTTCCATTTATGAAAATTTTTATTAGCATTTATCATTAATTCACTATAATACACGCCATCTTTTTTGTGTTTTTTATAATTTGAATTTACTGATGTTAATATATTATCTTCGTTATTTGATAAATTAAATTCAGAAAATTGTTTTAATTTATGTGATGAAGATACAAATTCTATATTATTATTACTATTTAACATTATAAAATACTGTGCTAACATCCCTTGTATTGTCTTCATACGTGTAGCTATTGGTGATATTTGATTTTCTATTACTATATTATCTACTTCTTCTATATTTTTTAAACTATTTAATTGTTCTTTCATTGATTTTCCTACACTTATTAAATCTGTTTCACTTGCTGTTTTTACCTTTTTTTTTACTATCTTATTAAAACAATGTGTAGAATAATAATTATTAAGTATTTCAAATATTTCTGGTTTTCTTTTTTTATTAATATCTTCAATTCCAAGGAATATTAAGTTTTTGTTGCCTATTTTTATTAATTCATCTATTTTTTGTTTTTTTAAATAAGTAGTAGTTGTTTCATTTGTTGGAATCATATATTGTGAATTTTCTTTTGCGTGTTTTTCACAATAATATTTATCATTTTTATGATATTTTGCTTTTTTACTACATTTTTTAGGCAAGGCTCTTTTACTTTTAGGATTTGTCATACATTCACAATCATACGTTGTTTCTATTTCGTCATTCAATAAATTTAATACACCCCAACTATCTATTTCTATATTATTATTAATCACTTCTAAAATACAATAAGCCATATTCTTTATACCTACATCAAAACTTATAACTTTCATTATATAGTATAAAATTGAAAATAATATTTAAATTACATTTATAATAAATATTATTAAAATGGAAGGTATTTTTATTATAACAGGATTATTTGTTATTCTTATAGGTCGTTCTATATTTCATAAACATGAACGTGTTTATCCTCATTAATTATTTATGCAATTGAACAACCGGAGCTATCTTACGAGATGCTAGTTGCTCACGAGATAAATATAAGCTTTTTAAATCACTTGATGAATAACCAAATGGCTCACTTTTATCATGAGCTGATGAATACATATATGGCTTATTTGTAAAGTTTTTGACTTCGTTTGTTTGAATACTTGGAACATCAATGGGTCTTTTATAATATCCAGTATCATTTGATGATTCGCGGAAATTATATTCCATTATTTTTTCTGCATTTTCAGTTAGGTACTTACGATATTCCCAATTTGATTTAATACCACTATTTTCAACTAAATCAGCATTTATAGAAGATTCTGGTTGCCATGTGGCGGTTATTGAACGACCATCATTCATTAATGGAGGGAAACCTGGATATTTATTATTCGCAGTATATCCTCTAGCTGATTCAGGGACAGTTTCTTTAATTATTGGATATGCGGATTCAACACTTTGGAATAGATTTAATGAACGTGAAAACATTATATAATATATAGTTTGTATATATTTTATATTTTTATTACATATCTAATTGGCTTTCTAATAATTTTAATAATTCATATTTTTTTAATTTAGTTGTATCTGTTATTAATCCTCGTTCAATTACTAAAGCCTTTAAAGCGGACAAATTCATTTTACGGTAAACTTCCATACTTTCTATGTTAGATGTCTTTAATTTACTTTCATTATTAGGCAGTTCTTCTACCTTTTCAATATATATATGTTCATTATGGTCAGGATTTATATAAGATTCTAATGTTTTTTCATCATCTGTGTTGTTATTAGAATCTAATAATGTATCTACGGGTAATTCATTTTCATCTATATCATTCATATCTATAGATATTACTTTTATAGATTGGTCTTCCTCACTTTCTTCCTCGCTTTCTTCCTCACTTTCTTCCTCGCTTTCTTCACCACTTTCTTCCTCGCTTTCTTCACCACTTTC